AACTCGAACACTTCATACTGGTCACCGTCCTCGTTCAGGCTGCTGTCTTTAACCAACCGCCCAATAAGGTCGCGCTGATGCCAACGCGTATGTAGTATGCAAATCTTGCCACCGGGCATAAGGCGTGTACGCAGACCTGCACGAAACCATTCGTAGATACCATCAAGGCTAGTTGTATTTCCACTTTTGATATCCTGCTCTGAGATTGGGTCATCGACCACAATAAGATGTGCCCCCCGGCCAGCAAGTGCTCCACCTACGCCAGTTGCGTAGACTTCGCCGCCTTTGGTCGTGTTCCATTTACCAGCAGCCTTGGCATCCGCAGCAATCGCAACCCCGGGGAATATCGCTTTGTACTCCGCCGTCTGCATAAGGTTTCGCACCTTACGAGCCATGTCAACCGCAAGGTCCACTGTGTGGGACGCTACGATAAGTTTATGGTCTGGATGTTTGCCGAGATACCAAGCAGGGTAATAAATGGAAATCATCTGGCTCTTACCGAACCGAGGGGCCATCGAAACTGCAATCCGGTCCTTCTTACCTTCTTCAACTTCAGCCAGCAACGCACCCAACCGTTTCAGGTGGGCCCCGAACTTATACGCCGGGTCTACCGCCGCAATAAACGCAAGGAAGTCCTGACGAGCCAACGCCGTGCGCTTGCGCTCATCCAACTCATCTAGCAACGAAAGCGTATGCGCCATCTCCTCGTGGGACATGGAACCCAGCTTCGCCAGCAGTTGTTCGACTTCAGTCATTGAGCGCGTCTGGTGCGTTTAGAACAGCGGCTTCCCGCTTGAACTCGTCGGGGTCAATGGTTTTCATCAGGCGCTCACGCAGCAGTTGTTCCAACTCTTCTGTCGGCCGGTGGCGCATGGTAATTTCTGTCTTGTCGGTAAACAAGCCCACATCGGAGATTTTCCCAAGAAGCTCGTAGCACTTGAGTCGTACCCGTGGGTCTGGATTGGCAGAATCCACAATCAGCTTGTTGGTGACGTAAGTACGCAGTTGGGCCGCTGACTGAATCACGACCTTATCGTACTCGTCGAGTAGTGCCTTGATGTGCACAACCGTACCGGGGCTGGAAAGCAAAGTATCAGTGGGGCGTTTGTTACCCGTGAAAATTGCGTGTGCGGCTGCAATGTCTGCATCCGTGACGTCAACCTCGTCGGCTATTTCCGCAAGGCTATTGAATGCAGCGGCTATCCGCGTCTGCAGGTCTTCAAACGTTGGAGGGTATTCCGCGTACGGAATGTCCGTGTCGAGTACTGGAAATTGCATTTAAATTGTCCGCAGCCGTGAGGCGATGTATAGAGTGTACCGGATTTTTAGAAAAATTTTAGGGGGCTTGTTTTATTTCGATGGGGGGTGGGTTTGGTGGATGGAACTTGACAGTGTTATGTGTAGTCTTTTTGAGGTAGGGAAGAATGTTGCACTCAGTGTAAAA